TATATCTGCTTCAGCACTAATCTTAAATGTGTATGGAAATACGGTAGTTGACCCGTCACCAGAATAACTGTTTTTAATTATAGTTGTAGATATTGTCATATTATTCTTCTATATTATCACTTTCTTCTTTCTTTTTAAAGTCTAAAGGATAATTACTATCTGTTTTTTCTATGTAATCAATTAGTTTGTACATCATAATTATACGCTTTTTATTATTTTTTTCAGTCATTATTTCTTGCATTAAAATGTCACCACCAGCCATTTGAATTATACGCTGTAGCATCATATTATTACTTAATAAATCTTGGTTTTTAGTAGCTAATGCTCTTTTGTGTTTTTCTTCTAATGGTTTACCTTCAGTTAAGTTTTTAATACCTTCTTTGTAATCTAGTGTTAAATTAGCATCTGCTTTGTCATATGCTTCAAGACCATCTTCACCCTTCTTCATATATTCTACTGCTGGATGTTGTCCTACTTTTACAAATCTACTTATTGGTCTTCCAATAATAGGAAGATCTAATATTTTTTCTATTTCACTTTGTATCTCATTCATGTCATTTGATTTGAATTTGTAAAAACCTTGACCTGTATATGTGTTTAAAAACCATTTAAGTAATTCAAAATTTTTTCTAACACCACCTGCTTTATCAGTTGTTTGATCTATAGCAGTAGTACCACGCCAATCATCATAAGGTGTATCACCTTGTATCCATGTAAATAAATCACCAAACATATTAAATACAGGGTTCATTGAAGGAAGGCCAGATGTGCCTAAATATCCAAATAAATCTGCTGGTGTTTCTAATACACCTGCACTACCATCATCATTATCAATAATACCCATCATTTTATACAACATACCATTAATCAATCTTGAACTTTCGTCTTGTGGTATTCTAAAATATACTGGTCTGCCATCTTCTGTCATACCTAATACTATTGGTATATAGTTTACTCTATCCCATTCTGATATTCCGTATTTGTATGCATATCCTAATACTGTACCGAAAAAACCTATTTCCATTGCTTTTTGTAAAACTTTAGGCATTACGTTATATGCTATAAATTTACCACCAACTGATTTAGGATCTTCTTTAAATCTAGTTATATCTGCTCTCCAACCTTCTTTAAATGCATTAGAGTATAACCATAAATTATTAGTAAATGAATTTAATCTACCTTGTCTTAAAAAGTTTGGTGAACCAACTTCACTTTGAATACGTAACATCATTTCTTTATCATCCATCTTAATTTTGCCACGTTTAATTTGATCTCTTAAAAATAATACACCACCTATTTTTGGTACACGTTCAAAAACTCTAGCAAAGTTACCTAATTTACTAAACAATTCACCAAATGTTCTATCATATAATCCACCTAGACCACCTTCTCTTTTAGCTGTATCACTTAATAATCTTTCAAGCATATATGTGTCTGGATCTAAACCTTCTCTTAAAGCCTTTGATCCTGCTTGACCTCTATATCCTTCTACCATTGATATTAAAAAACCTTCTTCTTCCATCCATCTTGTTAATCTAGTACCATCACCAAAGATTGATTTATATGCAGGTTTTATAGCTTTCCAATAATATTTAATTAAAGAATTTTTACCCATACCAGTAATATCTAAATATCTAGCATTAGGTAAAAGTTTAACAGATCTGTTTAAATCTCTACCCATATTGACAGGCCAAAATGCAGGATTATATTCTGTAAAGAATTTTCTAAACACATCACCTGTTAATGACATCCATCTAAACATTTGCATCTCTGCAAAAGGATTTGCTCTAAATGCTCTAGCTACATATTTGTTTACAAACCAAGTTTGTAACTCACCATTTTTCATATAATTAAATACTTCCATTCCTAATGGTGGAGGTTCTAAAACACCTTTACGTATAAATTTAGGTTTTTGTATAATTGGATCTTTTGTGTCTAATCCTCTATATGTTTCTAACCACGACTTATTATCTTTTAACCATTGTACTGTCATAGCCATTGTTCTATGTCTTTTAGCTTCAATAAGTAAAAGCATATCTTTTTCCATAGTAGCATTAAATACGTTTTGTATTTCGTCTAATGTACCTTTAGATGATTTTAAATGTCTTGTTGCTACAGAGTTAGCACCATATTTTTCTAATCGTTTTAATAAATGTTTTTTAACATTAAATGTTATATATTCTCTGTTATTTTCTAATCTAGAAATTAATTCTGCATCATACATACCACTTTCTTTTATTTCTGGTATAATCATTCTTTGTCTAACTTCATAAAAACTATCTGTTATTCTTAATAACTCTGGGTGTAATTTAGCATATTCATTAAATAATTCTGTAGCATCCCTAACTTCTAATTTTTTAGCTAAATCTGGATTATATTTACGTATTCCTAATGATGATACTAATCCTTCTCTTTGTGTACTTTCAGCAATATTTCTTAATAATAACATTGTATGAATTTCATGTTCAGTATATCCAAGATCACGTGCTGGTCTAATTACGTGTTTACTCATTTCATCCATGTATCTTTTTAATTTAGCGTGTCTGTATCTGTAATTTTCTATTGCCCAGTTTAATTCTTTAGCAAATGGACTATGCCATCTTTCTCTACCAGTACCGCCTAATCTTCTGTAAATCCAAAAAAAACTATCTATTGCTTCTTGACCTAAAACATCAACTTGATCTGGCCTCCAATTTTTTTCTACCTTGTCTAATATTTCTTTGTTTACATCTCTAGACATTTTACCAATAGCTTTAAATACTTCACCATATCTAGCATTTGGCCCAGCGTGGATTTCCATTTGTATTTTTTCCCAATTTGCTTTTACTTCTGGTTTTGCATCAATGTAGTAATTCCACATTTCATATGTTCTAGGCGCATTGTGTTTAACCCAGTTTGGTCTTAACAACCAAGCCATCATAAAATCTGCCATTAATTCTCTAGGGCCATCTCTGTATGCTGTGTATTTAGGATCTGCGGCTCTATTAAATGGTTTCCATTTCATTGATAAATTTTTTAATTCTTGTGTAATCCATTCTTTATTAACTAATCCTCTTTCTTTAATTTCTTTTTCAAACATTTGTTTGAATATTCTATTAGCTTCTTCAGATAATTTAGGATCTACTTTCTTACCATTTATTCTATCTGCTAATGCTTTAATATGTTGAGAGAACATTCCCTTCATTGCATCTTTAACAACTTCTTTTTTTAATGAACCAGATAGTTTTACAAATGCGTTATAAAACTCTGGGTCTATTTTTTCTCTAGCTTTTGGATCTTTAAATATTTCTAATATAGTTTCTGGTGTAATCTTTAATTCTTCTTTAATTTCTTTGTTTGTATTTTTTTCATTTTCTTTAGCTACTTTTTCTGCTTGTTTTTTAAGTTGTGCTATTTCTTTTGGATCTAATGGTTTAGCGCCATCATTCTTACCAGCAATCCATTTATTCATATAACCTTTTAAACTAGCTATAGATCCAAGTATGTTACCTCTTTTTAATGATGCATCTGGTAAGTAATCAATTAAGTGTCCTAATTCATGTGCAAACGTCATCATAAATTGTTCTGGGTTTTTTTGTAATGCTTCGTTGATTACAATACGTGGTGATTTCTTTCCTTTAAATTGGAAATAACCATTAAGACCTTCTGGTAATTTATTTAACTCTGGTGATTTTTCTACAAATGTTTTGTACAGTTGTACTAAATCAATTAAGTCTATTCCTTTTGGTGAATTAAATAATTGTTTCCAATTCGCACTATTTTCACCCATTGGTCTTTCTGGCGCTCTGTATGCATCATTTGGTATTCCCCAGTTATCACCGCTTTTAGAATTTTGTACTCTATCAAAATGCATACCATCCATATCTTCACGGATCTTATGATCTTTAAAATATCTATTTGCTTGTGCTAATAAATTATTTCTTAATTTTATAGGTGCTAATAACGCTATCAATTCATTTGTTTCTGGATGTAAAAATGCTAATGGTGATGTACTGTCTGTACCAACCATTGTAGCTTTTTTAGTTTTACCATCTACATCTGTAAATTTAGCTAATTCATTATATGCTTTTCTACTAATACCTACATATTCTTTACCAATACGACCTACTACAATATCAACACTAGATCCAGATTGTCCTCCACCATTTACACCAAATACAATAGATGCTTTTTTATGTTTAGATGACATTCCATTAAATACTTTATTAACTAAATCTTTAGCAGTTTTAAACTGTCCTTCCATTTTAGTTTCTTTTGCTTTTAAAATTTCTTTTGACATTTTAGGGTAAAATTTATTATTAACCATCATTGATCCGTTACTAGAAACTTTACCGTCTGCTGATGTAATTTTAACTCTTGGCCCTAAATCATTTAATGCTTCTAAAGGTGTAGATTTATATTTAACACCATTTTCATTAACAACAAAAACACCATCTTTGTCTTTTACAAGTTCTACAATATCATTATTGTATTCACCTTCTTCACGTCTGTTTTTAAAAGTGTTATCTTTTTTATTATTAATTGTAATTTTATCTTTATCTATTTTAACTTCTATAGGTTTAGGATCTGTTTTTCTTGCTTCACTTTCTAATATAGGTATTCTTTCACCATTTGGTTTTTCTATTAATAATATATTTTCATTACCTACAGCCTCTTTACTAACAACTCTACCTTGCTCTGTACCTGCTACGTTTATATTAACAACTTCATTATTTTTAAATTTAGGATGTGGTAATAATTTAATGTTATTTTGTTTTTCTAATCCTTGTAATACTTTTACAGCACCTTCTTCATATATTGCAGGTATTTCACCAGATAATAATTGATTTCTATACACACCATCTTTTTCAGCCATTGCTACAACATCTTTAGGATGTACAGCATATTTTTTATAAATGTCTTTCATAACACCAAGACCTTTTATTGATCCATGTATTCCAAATACTAATACTGTTGCGTGTGCAAAATCTCTAGCTGATGGTACATGGCCTTCTAAAAATGCACCTAATGTTGTCATTGTAACAACTTCAGTACCTAGTCTAGCGGCTGTACTTCCTGTAAGTTTTTTAACTTTAGCACCAGCACCAAACGTAGCACCACCAACTAATGCAGTTTTACCAGCAGTTATTGCTGTTTTCATATCTGCAAAATGTTCAAACCAACCTTTAATATTATTAACTTCACCAGCATCTATTGCTCTCATGTAACTATCTCTTAACACTTCTGGTAATGCAAAACCTCCAGCACCACAAACAACTGGTGTAGCAATAGCACCAACACCACCTGTAGCCGCAGTTGTTACTCCAGATGCCGCAAAACAACCTGCCGCCATAAATGGCAAATCATTGACTAACGTAACAGCACCTTGAATAATCTCTTTACTGAAAGATTGTTCTTGGTACATAAATATATTTCTATACAATTCTTGTATTTCTTCTGGTTTTACATAACCTTGATTAGCTAATTTTTCTGCATAGTTTTGATGAAAATTATTTATTAATCCATTAACAGATACATCATACCCATTACTAAATACATTGTATCTACCACGACCACCAAAAGCATTTACTATTTTTTTACCATAAGGTAATTTTTCTATTGCTTTTGCAGTTGGACTATCAGATGAAAAGAATGCCATTTGTGGTGATTGATATTCATATAGTTGACCCCAAGCACCAAAATATTTATCTACACGTGCATCTAATTCTGGTAAATCACTTAATATTAAATTGTTATTTTCATCTCTAATGTATTCGCCTTTTTCATTTTTTTGATATGATGAATGCCAATGCTCTCTATATAATTTTTTCATAGCATCAACATTGCCTTTTAATACTTCTTTAATTAATGGATCTGTTCCTTTTTTTTCTAACAAATAAGCCATAGCTATTGCTTTTTGTTTATCTGGTGACAATTCTGTTATATCGTCAAGATCATATGCATCTTCTACCCATTGTTCTACTTGGTAGTCTGGATTGTTTCTAGTTTGTCTGTTTACATATCTATTTAAACCTGTTCTAAATGCACCTTTGGTCATTTGAAAATAACCTGCCGCCGTACTATTAGGATTATGTATATTTCTGTTATCGCTTTCTACAGCAGATAAGAAAC